GGGCACGAGCGGGCTCGACACGCGCTACTGGATCGGCTGCTTCGGCATGACCGCGCACAACTCCGGGCTGAACCTCTGGGAGTCCCCAGGGCTCAGTCCTGGACTCAACCAGCTCTCGGGCGCGTACGAGAACCCCGGCTCTGTGCTGCACTGTGACGAGAATCAGGTGCAGAACATGGACTTCTGGCTGTCGGTGAACGACCGACGGCTCGTGGCGGTCATCAACAACAATCCCGGCGCTGGCAACACCGACGACGGCTCCTACCATCACGCCCACCTGGGCTTCATGAATCGGTTCGGCACCGAGTCGGAGACGCCCTATCCGCTGCTCATCGGCGCTAGCGCGTCCCAGTTCGGCCTCGACGAGTCTGCGGCATCCGGCGCCATCTCCGGGCTTCCGGAGGTCAACGCGCCCACCGGCACGAGCAGCGCATGGAACCACTACGATGACCTGACCGCCTCCTGGGAGAACATCGCCAACACGGTCAACCTTCAGGCGAACTCTGAGCGAACGCGCATCTTCTCGCCCATGGCGCAGGTGGATGAGCCGACGAGCGCAGCCAACACCGCCGACGACATCGCGACTGACGGCCCTGTCGTCCTCTGGAGCGGCGTGGCCAGCCTCAGCCGAAGCGCCCCTACCCGAGCGCTCTATCCGATCCCTGGCAGCGCCAGCGACCTCCACACCCTCTTCCCGTTCACGCTCGTCACACGGCCAGACGGGTCGGCCATCAACACTGCGCAGGACCGCGCCGTTGCCCAGATCGACGGCGTCTTCTGGGTCCACGCAACTGACAATGCGGGAGCGCAGATCACGAACTTCAGTGAAGACTATGTCACCATCGGGTCCGACCGCTACCGCGTCTTCCAGAACCAGACCCACACAACTCGTTACCAGTACATCGCGATCCTGGAGGACGTATGAGCTACACGAACCAGCAGACGTCGAGCCTCGCGGATCTCATCTCGAAGCTCAACACGTTCCTCAGTGGCACGCCCGGCTGGACGACTCACCACGTCCCAGCATCCGGAGAGTTCGCCGCGAGGAAGACGGGCAGCGGCTTCGACATTGGCTTCGCGACGCAGTGGGACACGGGCTCGCCGAACAACCTCGGCATCTATCAGTGGCACGGCGCTGTGTACAACGCAGGCAACAGCCCGTGGGCCCAGAACGACGACTCCGGAAGTGGCGCGGCATCGACCACGGACGCTACAATCGGGGGGCAGCGTCACGCTCCGATCACAAACTCCCCGGTTCAGTTTTGGTGCTTCGAGGATGACGACTACTTCCATGTGGTCGTCGAGACCAGCACGGGCATCTACTGCCACTTCGGCGCTGGCTACCTGGAGAAGAACAACGACTGGACAGGCGGCGAGTACGTCTACGGCTTCGAGCAGAAGACCGGCATCAGTTCCGGCGTCGCAGTGTCGACCGAGTCGACGATCCTCCTGGACAGCGTCGCGCAGGACGGCGGGTTCATCGTCAACATGGAAGAGCGCTGCGCCACCATCCACTGCGAGGGCCTCCTGAACCAGCCCGGCTCCGGCAAGTATGCCGTCTGCCTCGGCAACCAGAACTCGGCGAACCTCGGACAGGACCGGCAGACGGTTCCCGTGGATCGCGTCCACATGGTCGGCGGTTTCCGTGGCGGCCCAGCCGTCAAGGACTTCGCATTCCTCCCTGGCTCCGAGTCAAAGGGTCTGGCCCCGTTCTATCCGATCACGCCCTACTACTGGGACCGCACGAGCGACGACGTCGTCGGCCCGATGGGCGCGATGAAGGACGTGCGAGGATGCTCCATGCGCAACTTCACGGCGGCGCAGGAGATCACCATCGGGTCCGACACCTGGACCGTCTTCCCGTCCTACCGCCGGAGCCCGGCTCCGAACACCGTCAGCGGCTACAGCGGATACCAGGGGATCGCCTACAAGAAAGTGACGACGTAACATGCCATACTCCGGAGTCAAGCCGACCGTCACCCCAGACGCCTTTGCTCCGCCCTCTGGGCGGAGTGTTGGTTTTGGGGGAGGGTTCCGTAACGGCGTCAACGCAGCCCTCATGCCCGCACCCAGCGGCTTCGGCACCGTGACCGCAGCAGGAGGCGGCGGAGCCAAGGCCGTTGCTGCCGCCGTCGAGGGGCATCTCGGCGAAGACGACATCGGCCCGACGACGCTGTGGTTCGAGAAGCTCCACGCCCTGCCCCGCGTCCCAATCGAGTTCGGCAACATCATCACAGATGTCACCGAGGAGTACGAGATCTACAACGCCTTCAGGAACACTGAAGTCACCGTCACGTCCATCGTGAACGGCGCGACTCCGGGCCTGGAGACGACCAACGTGTCTACGCCGGTCATCCTTCCGGCGCAGACTTCCATTCTCGATCCGGCGACGACGGACAACACAGGGGGCACGGGACTTGGCACTATCACGAAGACGGTTCTCACCGCGACTCAGGACGGACTGCCTACGTTCGATGCAGACGTCAGCTTCGTCAGCACAGAGAACGACGTCGCGATCAGTGTCACCGGCACTCGCATCGTCCTCCTCACACAGCAGTTCGAGGCCCCAGCCCAGGAGCGGCTCGAATGGCTCACCGACGTCATCGAAACGACGAACGGCAAAGAGCAGCGCATCGCTCTGCGCAAGAACCCTCGGCAGGCGTTCACTGTGCGCTACCGCCTGTCCGATACTGACCTCCAGAACTTCCAGACGATTCTCTTCGACTGGCAGTCGGCGCTGTTCGCTGTCCCTCTCTGGCACGAGTCGCAGGAGCAGACGGCGGACGTCTCCGCGGCGGGCACACAGCTCCAGGTGCAGGACACGGCAAGCGTCGACCTTCGAGTCGGCGGGCTAGTCGCGATCATCCAGGACTCGCAGATCTACGACGTCGCGACGATCTCGTCGATGACCTCCACGCAGATCAACCTCGCGTCGCCTCTCGTCAACAGCTACAGTGCTGGCACGCAGGTCATGCCTGTCCGGATCGCCTTCATCTCGAACCTCGTGACTGGGACGCGCTTCCGGAACAACCTGATCGAGTACACGGTGGCTTTCGATGTCTTCGACAACGACACGGGCGTCCTTTCCGAGGACACCTCGGGGTTCTCGTCCTACTCGGGCAAGGTGCTCTTCGACGACTGCAACGTCGCGAACGAGCGGACCCCTGAGCAGCACCTGAAGCGCGTCGTCCGGATCGACAATGGCACTGGCAACATCAACCAGTACTCGTTCTGGGACCGGAACAAGAAGACGAGCCAGAAGGGGTTCGTCGCCCACAACCGTGCGGAGATCATGTCTCTGCGCAAGGCCCTGCTCGCCATCCGTGGCAAGCAGAAGAGCTTCTGGCTGCCCACGTTCCACGACGACCTGGAAGTGACCCAGGACCTCGTCAGCGGAGGGTCGACGGTCGACATCAACCGCATCGACTACACGCGGTTCGTCAACGCCCGGGAGTCGAAGAAGACCATCCGCATCACGTTCACGGACGGCACGAGCCTGGAGCGGGAGATCGCATCCTCCGCCACACTGTCCGGCACCGAGGAGCGCCTTACGCTCTCCTCGACATGGCCAGCCAACCGCACTGTCGACGAGATCACGCGCGTCCAGTTCTACGAACTCATGCGCTTCGACACCGACGTCATCACACTTACCTACGACCGCGGGGGCTTCGCACGCACGCAGCTCCCGGTCAGAGTCGTGTTCGACAACATCTGAGAGACCACACAGATGACTTCATACGACGCATACGAGACGAGCACAGAAAGCTCACGGCCGATCGAGATCTACACGTTCGCTGTCGGGTCCAGCACGTTCCGCTACACCTCGGCCGAGGATGAGCTGACCGTCAACGGAGACACCTACTCCCCGAAGCCGATCTCGCGCAGCAACATCTCGCGCAGCAGCGAGGACCGTAACCGGACCCTCGACATCACCCTGCCGGGCAACGATGCGTTCGCGTCCCAGTACAAGGAGATCGTCCCGAGCAGCAAGGCTACCGTGACCATCACACGCCTCCAGCGGGACGAGACCCCGACGTTCGACACGCAGGTCCTGATCTACAAGGGCGAGGTCAAGTCTGTCACGTTCCCCGACGACGGGCGGACGTCGCAGCTCCACTGCCAGGGCATCGAGTCCGCGCTGAACCAGAACATCCCTCGGTTCAAGTTCAGTGGGCAGTGCAACCACGTCCTCTACGACAGCGGCTGCGGGGTCGACCCCGCGTCGTTCGACTTCATCGGTGAGGCGACGGCCGTGTCCGGCCGCGTCCTCACCGTGAACAACGCCAACAGTCAGGCCGACGGCTACTGGACGGCAGGGTATGCGACCCCGGTGGGCAGCAACGACTTCCGCCTGATCCTGGGCCACACCGGCAACGACCTGACGCTGCTCCTCCCGTTCGGCTCAGACGTGACCGGGACCAACATCCAGGTCTTCGCTGGCTGCGACCACGTCCTCACGGGCGACTGCGCCCCCAAGTTCGACAACGCGCTTGAGTTCGGCGGCTTCGCCTTCGTCCCGCTCCGCAACCCGTTCCAGGGAGGTGTGGTATGATGGCGGCGCTCAAGTGGGGCTTCGCGGCGCTCGTCGCTGCGGCAGTCATCACCACTCCATTCGTAGAGGAGCCCGGACCTGTCGCAGAGGCGGGGTTCTTCGTCACCCTGCTCATCTACGCCGGGCTCTTCGTTCTCCAAGAGCTGCTCCGCCCGAAGCCCGACATCGAGGACGCCCGCCCCGCTGGGCTCGGCGACTTCCGATTCCCCACTGCCACGCAGGACCGCGTTGTCCCGCTGGTCTGGGGAACGAACCTGCTTGAGGGCCCGAACATCGTCTGGTACGGCGACCTCCGCCAGGACGCGATCATCGACGACGTCAAGACTGGGCTCTGGTCGTCCGAGAAGGTCATCGCTGGCTACAAGTATCGCATCGGGTTCCAGGCTGCGCTCTGCCGCGGCCCCATCGACGCCGTCACCAAGCTCTACGTCGGCGAGACGCTGGCCTTCGACGGCAGCACCACGTCGAGCATCGACGTTGAGATCGCCGAGGACCAGGAGCTGCGTCAGCAGGGGTTCGAGGCGACGGTCGACGTCTTCACCGGCACCACGTCCCAGAGCCCGAGCGACTACCTCGCTGGCTTCCAGGACGCCGGGGCTGGCACTGACCGCACCCCGCGCTACACCGGAACCTGCTACCTCGTGTTCCGCGAGCTTGACGTGACCGCGGCGAACGCGGCGGGCGCCTACGTCGGCAACACCACCTCCATCGAGCCGATCAGCGCTGAGGTCCAGCGGTTCCCCGGCATCTTCACTGGGCAATCCGCGGGCGAGCACATCATCAACTCGCTGGACTGCAACCCGGTCAACGTGATCTACGAGATCCTGACAAACGAGGAGTGGGGCTTCGGCTTCCCCGAGGCGGACGTCGACGTCGGCTTCGGCAGCTCCTTCGTCAGCGCCGCGGACACCATGCGCACCGAGGAGAACGGCTTCTCGATGGTCCTGGACAAGGAGATGACCGCGGTCGACCTGCTCAACGAACTCCAGCGCCAGATCGACGGAGTCGTCTTCCTGGATCACCGCACCGGGACCTGGAAGGTCAAGCTCGCTCGGGCTGACTACAGCATCGGCAGCGTCCCCCTCCTGGACGACGACAACATCAAGAAGGTCGACGACTTCACCCGGGGCTCGTGGCAGGACACCTCGAATCAGGTGGACGTCCAGTTCCAGAACCGCTCGAACAAGTACGTCGGCGACTTCGCCCGCGCCCAGGACATGGGCAACGCCCTGATCCAGGGCGGCGGCACCGTCACGACCACGAGGCCGGTGTCCGCGAAGAGTGTCTACCCAGGCGTCAAGACCGCGGCCCTGGCGAACAACATCGCATGGCGCGATCTCCGCGTCAGCAGCTACCCCCTCGCTCGGGCCACCATCACGGTCACGCGCGAGCTTTGGGACCTGACCGTCGGCGACCCTGTCGCATGGACGTCGGCGGAGTACGGGTTCACGCAGCTACCGATGCGCATCGTCTCGATCGACCACGGTCGACTCCAGTCGAACGAGATCAAGCTGGAGCTGGTCCAGGATGTCTTCTACTTCGCGGCAGCGAGCTACGGCGATCCGCCCGACACGGGCTGGACTGTCCCGGCCGCGGCCGTCGTGGACTACCCGGCGGACGAGTATCTGGTCATCGAGGCGCCGCGTGCGCTCCTCTCTCGCGATCCGAACCTCACTGGGGCTCTGGGGTCCAAAGTCTTCATGAGTGCCAGGAGACAGGGAGCTGAGTCCCTGTACGAGGTCAGGCAGCGCAACGACTCCGGGGCGCCCGGCGGGACCTACGCCAAGGCCGCGACGGTTCCGACCTTCATGCGCATCGGCAAGCTGAAGTCCGCTCTGGGCAACGGCACAGCGATCCCCACCACGGCGATCACCATCGAGGCGGACCCAGACACGCAGACCCGCATCCTGGCCACCTTCGATGCGGACGCGACGAGCGTCGACATCGGCGCCGACCTCCAGCACCTGATCTACGTCGACGGCGAGTTCATGCTGGCCGAGGGGGCGTCTGTGAGCGCCGCTGACGTGGACCTGGACACCGTCTACCGCGGGGTTCTGGACACGGCCCAGAAGGAGCACGCGGCAGCCACGCCAGTCTTCCTGGTCTTCTTCGGCGCTGGGCTCACGGACACGACGTTCCCGTCGACGAACAACGTCGACATCAAGCTCATCCCGCGGAGCATCACGAGCGAGCTGGCCGAGGGCAGCGCCACTACCACATCGCTGACGCTGAACAAGCGATACCTTCGGCCCTACCCCGCGGCTGTCCTGCGCTACAACGGCACCTCAACGGACTGGGGCACGCCAGACCTCGAAGGCGACGGCTCTGGGCTCAACGGCTTCGGGTTCGATGTGGACTGGGATCGGCGCGGATACGAGCCCCCGAACGAGCTGGCTGCGGTGCAGGCCGACGACAGCACCGTCGACGGGTCCACCGAGTATCAGGTCAAGGTCTACGTCGACCCGGCCGGGTCGAACACCCTGGTCCAGACGTCGAGCTGGACGACCGGCTCGGGGCCGATTCAGGTCGACCGGCTCACGATCATCGAGGCCGCGGCGGCGGGCACGGAGATTCGCCTGGAGCTGACCACGCGGCACGACATCGAGAGTGAGACGAACCTCGAATCCCTCGTCCCGTGTGAGCACAACGTCACCCCGACGAGCACGCTGACCGGCCAGTTCTACCTCGGCAGCTCCAGCGCTGGCAGCCCCGGCAACTCCTACACCGCCCTTGCTAGCGGGACTTACGTCGCCAACATCGGCGCCGCATTCGCCGCGGGCAACGTCGAGTACCGTCTCAACGGCGGCGCATGGAACGTCTGCATCACGACCGGCAACACGACCGGCAACATCCCTGGAGTGACCGCCACTGACACGATCGAGCTTCGTCACACGACGCTGACCACGCCTGATCCGAACTTCGTCGAACTCCAGAACCCATCGGCAACCTCCGTCGCGTACGGGACCTTCACATGATCGACAACGGCAATCTCTTCGAGTTCTTCGGTCCCTGGGCCGTGGCCCTGGTCATCCTGGTCGGGGTCCTCACCTACTTCATTCGCCGCGACAAGAGCATCGAGGCGTCGCGCAACGCGACGGAGAAGAGCCGTGATGACTCCCAGGACAGGCAGAACGAGGCACTCATCGCCTCAGTGCGAGACTCGATCTCCCTGCTGGCGCGTGCCGTCGACCGCTTCGAGAGCTTCGAGCGGGAAGAGGCCAAGTCGAACAACTCGCTCTTCATCGGCATGAAGAACCTCGTGGACGCGCAGGCGCGGATCATCGAGACGCAGAGCCGACTGACCGAGACGCTGGCGAAGATCAGCGACACGCAGCTCCAGCAGAAGTATCTGCTGAAGGACATCGCCAGGGACATGCGACTGGCGTGGGCCGAACGGCGAGAGTCGCTGGAACTGACGGACGCGGAGGACGGGGAGCCTGACTCCACTTAGATCTACTTGGATCTACTTGGATCTTTCGCCCAGCGAGACGACATCTAAGTAACGCGGAGCATTCGGTGACGCCGGGTGCTCCGCGTTCTTCACTTGTATATCTTTCTCCGCACGACCCCTTTCTGAATCGCTGTGGCCCAGCAGGAAAGCATTGTTTCTCTAACCCCTACATATATGTGTTGGGGGTTTGAGAGATACAAGTTCAGGTTCCGGTTCTCGCGATGGCACCGTATGTTCTGTTGCCTTGAATGTCTCCTTAGATGTCGACGGTTGGGTAGTCACTTACAAGAGATCCAAGTTTCTCGATTTTCTGGGAACCTTTCGCCCAGCTCCGCGTTCTACTGGGTAGACTGGAGTGCTGGACCTGAGACCACATGAGCTACACACCAAAGACGAAGCCGTTCCCGCATCAGGCGGACCTCCACCGCGACACGAGGGACCTCCCTGCCTACGGCCTGTTCCTGGAGCAGGGCCTGGGCAAGACGAAGGTCGTGATCGACACGGCAGGGCACCTGTTCATGGATGGCAAGATCGACGCCCTCCTGGTCATCGCCCCGCCCGCGGTCGCCCCCAACTGGGTCCGCGACGAGATCCCCGTCCACGCCCCCGACTGTCTCCGCGTGCGCTGCCACCTGTGGGAGAGCAAGCGCGCCTCGACGAAGAAGCACGCCAAGTCGGCCAAGGAGATGATGGAGCACGACGGCCTCGCGGTGCTGGTCATGAGCTACGAGGGCTTCATGACTGACCGCGGAGGCGCCTGCGCGAAGGAGCTGCTCACGACCCGGACCTGCATGATGGTGCTGGACGAGTCGGCGCGCATCAAGACCCCCTCCGCCAAGCGGACCAAGCGCGCGATCGCCGCCGGGAAGTACGCCCCCTATCGCCGCGCCCTGACCGGGACTCCCGTGGCCAACTCCCCGTTCGACGTCTACACCCAGCTCCGCTTCCTAGATCCCGACATCTGGAAGCCCCTGGGCTGCTCGAACTTCCGGGCCTTCAAGACCCGCTTCGGCGAGTGGGTCAACCAGCAGCTCGGCGCCGGACGTAGCTTCCCGAAGCTGGTCCACTACAAGGACCTGGACAAGCTGCACAAGGTCGTCGACTCCATCGGGTCGAGGCTCCTGAAGGAGGACGTGCTCGACCTCCCGCCGAAGCTCTACCAGCGCCGCTACTTCGCCCCCGACCCCTCCCAGACCCGAGCGATCAAGGATCTGAAGACGCAGCTCTTCTCCGAGACGGAGGACGGCAGGGAGATCTCCGCGGTCCTCGCGATCACGCAGCTCCTGCGCGTCCAGCAGATCCTGTCGGGCTTCGCTGGACTGGACGGGACGGACGAGATCGTGGAGTTCAAGAAGAACCCCCGGCTCGACGCGCTCATGGAGATCGTCGAGGACTGCCCCCACAAGATGATCGTCTGGGCCCGCTTCCGCTATGACATCGACAGCATCTGCAAGGCGCTGACCGCGGCGGGGATCAGCCACGTCCGCTATGACGGAGCCGTCGGGACTGACGAGCGTGAGACGGCGCGCGACTCCTTCCAGAAGGGAGATGCGAAGGTCTTCGTTGCGAACCCAGCGTGTGCTGGCGAGGGTCTCACCCTGCACGCAGCTCGGACGGTGGTCTACTACACCAACTCGTTCAAGCTCACCGAGAGGCTCCAGTCCGAGGACCGCGCGCATAGGATCGGCCAAAAGTTCCCCGTGACCTACATCGACATCGTCGCCGAGGGCACCCTCGACGAGAAGATCATCACCGCGCTGCGCGAGAAGCTCGACATCGCATCGCAGGTGACTGGCGACACACTGAAGGAGTGGCTATGAAGTCCTGGAAGGAGAGGTTCTGGGAGAAGGTCGACATGAGCGGCGGCGAGGACGACTGCTGGCCGTGGACCGGCGCCAAGACCAGGGAAGGCTACGGCCGATTCTGCATGACCCCGACGAGGGTCCTGCTTGCCCACCGCGTGGCGCGAGGATACTTCCACCCCACCCCGGGCAAGAAGGTCTATCAACGGTGCGGCAACCCGGCGTGCTGCAACCCTGCCCACCTCCGCCTGAAGAAGATCGTCCGCAGGGGGCAGAAGGGGGAGAACTCCCCGTCGAGTCACCTGACGGAAGAAAAAGTCCGAGAAATGCGGGAACTCTACGCCCAGGGTGGCGTATCATTCAAGGAACTAGCGGAACGCTTCGGCGTCTGCCGATCCACAATCAGAAGCGCCGTGAGGCGAGAAACCTGGAGACACGTATGACCACCGACGAGATCTTCGACTTCGGAGACGACTACGACGAGCTGACCCCCGAGCAGCGCACCGAGAAGCTCGGGCTCCTCTCTGAGCTGATCGACGCCCTCGGCGACGCACAGGACGTCGTCAAGAGCCGCGAGGAGGCCCTCAAGACCGCCCAGCACCGGGTCAAGGAGCTGGAAGAGAGCACGATCCCGGAACTCATGGAGGAGCTGGGGATGAAGTCCTTCGAGACCCAGCAGGGCATGAAGGTCAAGCTGGAGGAGAAGATCCGCGTCGGCCGGGTCAAGTCCCCCGAGGCTCTCCAGTGGCTGGAGGAGAACGGTCACGCCGGGGTCATCAAGACCAACGTCGGCGTCGCCCTGCCTCGCGAGGACCGCGAGAAGGCGAAGAAGCTGGCGAAGCAGCTCGGCGAGATGGGCATGGACGCCAAGGTCGAAGCCTTCGTCGAGTGGGGAACAGCCGCGTCGCTCCTCAAGGAGCTGCGCGAGAATGGTGATGAGGCCCCGATGGACCTCTTCAAGGCATCCGATTTCAAGCGCGTCAAGGTGGCGCGCTGACAACGTCGAAAGCACGGGCCGACGTAAAAGACGCCCCTGCAACACCCGTAGGAGAAGCCACATGGCGACCAAGAACAAGAACGAGAACGAGAATGCGATCGAGCCTCGCGAAGACATGCTTCCGGAGGTCTACGACTTCGGGCAGGATGCCGGTGCAGGCTACGAGGACACGAACCAGGAAGACTTCGCGATCCCGATGCTCGTCCTGCTCCAGGGGCTCAGCCCCCAGGTGAAGGAAGACGGCATCGAGGGCGCCCGCCCGGGCATGCTCATCAACTCCGTCACGAGCGACCTCTACTCCGGCAAGGAAGGCGTGGTCTTCGTGCCGAGCCACCGCGAGCACGTCTACATCGAGTGGGTGCCGCGCGACCAGAACGGCGGCTTCGTGGGCATGCACGCATCGGACTCCCCGGTCGTCCTGAAGGCCAAGCGCGAGTCGAAAGAGTTCGGCAAGTACTACACGCCGGAGGGCAACCAGCTCAAGGAGACGTTCATGCTCTACGGCATCATCGTCGACCCGGAGACGGACGAGCCCGAGAGTGCTGCCGTCATCAGCTTCACGAGCACCAAGATCAAGGGCTACAAGAAGATGATGACCACCATGCGCTCGCTCATGGTTCCGGTCGGCGACGGCCGCCGCGTCAACCCGCCGATGTTCGCGAACCAGCTCCTCATCAAGAGCAAGTCCGAGAAGAACGCGCACGGCGACTTCTACAACTTCGACATCCGCTTCCGCAACGGGAGCGCGAAGGAGTCCCTCCTGCTGCCGGTCGACGGCAAGCCCCACCCGCTCATGGTGGCGGCCAAGGACTTCGCCGAGGTCGTGAAGTCCGGCAACGCCAAGGTCGACCACAACGCGGAGGCGGAGAGCGGCTTCGGCAAGGGTGACGGGGACGAGGACATCCCCTTCTGATCCACGACGAGACCACCACTCGACGGCCGGGGCGAAAGCCTCGGCCGTCGGCCCATTCCGGGGGAGCCATGCCGAAGAAAAAGAAGAACCCGCTCGACCGCGCGCTGGACAGGCTTCAGCAGGTCACGAAGAAGCAGAACTACTCGCTGGCGATCCACGTCCCAGCACAGGACAACGACGATGACGTCGTGATCGACACCGGCCTGATCTGGGCACGCCGTCGCATCCGCACGCTAGAAGAGGCGATCCTCGCCTACACCAAGAACCCAGGCTGCAACCTTCCAGCCAAGAAGAAAGCACTCCAGCGCCTCATGGCGGCTGTGATCGAAGAGGAAAAGACCAAGTGAACGGACCCACGAACCTATTCTGCCAGGATCTGCACGCCACGAAGTATCGCGGCACGGGCGAGGACTTCCGCGAGGCGATGCAGAGAGTCGCGTCTCCCCTGGCAGATGACGAGCCCCACTATCGCGCACTGCGCGATGTGCTGCTCGACATGCGCTTCCTTGCTGCCGGACGCATCCAGGCTGCGATCGGCAGCCCGCGCGTCGTCACCCCCTACAACTGTTTCGTGAGCCCGCGGTTCGAGGACACGCTGGTCGAGACCACCGACCCACTGGGGCTGGATCTGTCGATCATGGACATGGCGAAGTACGCCGCGAACACGATGCGCATGGGCGGAGGCATCGGCTACGACTTCAGCACGCTCCGTCCGCGGGGCGACCGCATCCTGAAGCTCGACTCCTACAGCTCCGGCCCGGTCTCCTTCATGGAGATCTTCAACGCCGTGTGCCTAACGATCAGCTCCTCCGGGCATCGCCGCGGAGCGCAGATGGGCGTCCTGCGAGTCGACCACCCGGACATCGAGGAGTTCATTCTCGCCAAGCAGAACCACGACAAGCTCACTGGCTTCAACATCAGCGTCGCCGTCACCGACGAGTTCATGATGGCAGTGCTACAGGACAATGGCTTCGACCTCCGCTTCGGCGGCAAGGTCTACCGCACCGTCAGCGCCCGCGCGCTCTGGCAGAAGATCATGCGCTCGGCGTGGGACTGGGCCGAGCCCGGTGTCATCTTCATCGACCGCGTGAACAAGATGAACAACCTGTCGTACTGCGAGACCATCGCTGCGACGAACCCGTGCGGCGAGCAGCCCCTGCCGCCCAACGGCGCGTGCCTCTTGGGCAGCTTCAACCTCGTGAAGTATCTCGACCAGAGGACCTACACCATCGACCAGGACAGGCTGATCGCCGACATTCCGCACGTCGTGCGGGCGATGGACAACGTGGTGGACGCGGCCGTCTACCCACACAGGTCCCAGGAGATCGAAGCCAAGTCGAAGCGCCGCATGGGCCTCGGCGTGACGGGAGTCGCGAACGCCATCGAAGCCGAGGGATACGACTACGGAACCCCGGGCTTCTGCCAGCGCCTCGACGCGATCCTCCAGATCATCACGAACAAGTGCTACCAAGCCAGCGCCCAGCTCTCCGCGGAGAAGGGGTGCTTCCCGGTCTACCAGCGCAGCATGTTCATGGAGAGCGAGTTCGTGAAGACGCTCTGGCCCGAGACGCTCTCGATGATGGACAAGCACGGCATGCGCAACTCGCATCTGACCAGCATCGCCCCCACCGGCACGATCAGCCTCTGCGCCGACAACGTCAGCTCGGGCATCGAGCCAGTCTTCGCGCACTCCTACACGCGCACCGTCAACATGCCCGACGGGCAGCGAGAGGTGGAAGTCGTCGACTACGGTGTCGACAAACTGGGGGTCAAGGGGCGCATCGCCTCTGAGGTCTCGATCGAGGAGCACATCCGCGTTCTGACCACCGCGCAGCGTCGCGTCGACAGCGCAGTCAGCAAGACCTGCAACGTCTCGCCTGACACGCCGTGGGATGACTTCTGCAACCTCTACGTCGAAGCATGGAAGGGCGGGGCCAAGGGCTGCACCGCGTTCCAGATCGGCGGCAAGCGGTTCGGAATCCTGAACGCGCAGGAAGATGGAACCAAGGAAGCGGCGCAGTGCCGCATCGACTCAGAAACCGGAAGACGAGAGTGTGAGTGAGACCATGACCGAAAACAAGCAAGACGAAGTCACCGTCACCAAGACCGACAAGCTGCCTTGCGGCTGCATCCGCGAACACATGAGCGACGGCACCGGCCGCGAGATCCCGTGCGTCATGCACAGTCTCATCCGCGCAGGTCAGCTCCTCGCGAACGCCGGGCAGATCATGCTGAACGACAAGATGCGCGCGGAGCAGCAGCTCCAGCAGTCCGCGATCAACGCCATCATGATCGAGGAGAAGAAGAGGAAGCAGAGATCATGAACCTGATCGAAGCAATCGTCGTGCTCATGCTGGGCTTCGTGATCCTGAAGATCAGCATCGAGCGCATCGCCGCCAACAACCGCCGCAAGGCGCTGGCCAAGCGGAACGCCAGGGACATCGCTGACTACGTCCAGCGCAAGATCGAGGAGAAGAAATGGCTGAACTAACCTTCACCGCCGTCTTCGTGGCGATCATCCTTGTCGGGGTGCTGGTCGCGCTCTACGACTGGAGGGACTACCAACGGCAGATCGAGCAGATCGCTCCGGAGCTGCCGCCCGTCGTCGAACAGCCATCGTCGTACATCGAGCGCCGAGAGGTGCTCGATGGCGGCTACGTGGAGCTGATCGACTTCATGGGCGACGACGTCGACGCGACGGTCGACGCGGCCCGCGTGAGCTTCGACCGCAAGGCGAGCGAGTTCAGCCGCGAGGCCAACCTCAAGCTCATGGACTACCTCGAAGAGCACGGCCACACCTCTCCGTTGGAGATGACCGAGTTCAAGTTCCGCATCAAGGCCCCGGTCGTCGTATGGTGGCAGGTTGTGCGGCACAGGATCGCCAGCTACAACTTCAAGAGCGGACGCTACGTGCCGTTCGACGAGACCGACACCTATCGCCCCACCGAGTGGCGAATGCAGAGCACGTCGAACAAGCAGGGCAGCGACGGGACTCTCGACTTCGACGCCGCCGACGACTTCTCCGATGAACGCGACTCGATCTACTTCGCGAGCTTCGATCTGTATCACCGAATGCTCAACGCGGGAGTCGCCAAGGAACAGGCCCGTCTCGTGCTGCCGTTCGGCGCATGCTACTACGAGGCGATCGTCAAGATGAACGCCCGCTCCCTGAAGAACTTTCTCGCTCTTCGCCTCGGAAAGGACGCACAGTCCGAGATCCGGTGGTATGCTGAAGCAGTAGAGGACATTCTCAAGACCACTCACCCGGAGACATTCGACCGATGACCACCAAGATCCTGCTCCTAAATGGCCCGCCCCGCTCCGGCAAGGACGCCGCTGGCGAGGAACTCACCCGCATCCTGAATGGCCAAGGCATCTCGACGAAGGTGTTCAAGTTCGCCCACGCCCTGAAGGTCGCCACGCACGGCGCGTTCTTCGGGCTCCAGGGCCTCTTGGGCGACAGCCGCGTCGACTTCATGACGGACCCCGCCGCCTTCGAGGAAGAGAAGGACGAGGAACACGAGCTGTTCTTCGGGCTCACGCCCAGGCAGGCTTACATCGCCCTGAGCGAGCGCCTGTTCAAGCCGGTGTTCGGCATGGAGTTCTTCGGCCGGGTCCTAGCCCAGCAGATCAAGAACGACCTCCAGGACGGCACCACGCCCTACATCGACGTGGCGATCGTCACCGACTCTGGGTTCGCCGCGGAGGCTCGCCCGCTGATCGAGACGTTCGGCGCCGAGAACACCGGCCTGATCCGCATCACCCGCACGGGGACGAGCTTCAAGGGCGACAGCCGAGGCTCGATCTTCCTGCCCGAGCTGCGTGACCGGCAGATCGACGTCGAGAACAACTCGTCGCTCGACGACCTCGGCGTCATCTGCGCCCGCGCCGTCGAGGATATGTTCGGGGTGCTCCGGTCATGACCAGGACCACCGAAGAGCGAGCCGCGTTCTACAACAGCAAGTATCCGAAGCGCCCTCCCCTGAGCGGCGCCAACGGGTTCGTCACGGGGACCTGGATGATCGGCTCCTGCTACAAGAGTCCAAATCGCTTATACGGAGCATATCCGCACGGCTACCTGGAGCGTGTCCATGCGATGTTCCCCGACGCTGGTCGCATCCTCCATGCCTTCAGCGGCGGGCTGACGCGCGATCACGCCGAGCTGGCTGCATGGGGCGGCCTTACCGGCAACGCACTGGACAGTGGCAGTGTGATTGAGCTGGTGGACATGCACGGCCCGGAGCAGGGCCGCTACCCGACGTGGCAGGGCGACCTCTTCGAGTTCTGCGCGCTGGAGGACCGGCAGGGCAAGTTCGACCTGATCCTGGCAGACCCGCCCTATTCGGCGGAGGACGCCAAGAAGTATGACTGCCCCGCCCCCAACCGCGCCAAGATCATGCGGGAACTCCGCAAGGTCGCCGTGAGGGGCGCCTGCCTCGTCTGGCTAGATCAGGTCTGGCCGATGCACCGCAAGGCGGAGTGGAAGACCGTCGGCACCATCGGGCTCGTTCGCAGCACGAACCACCGCGTTCGGCTAGTCACCATCTTCGAAGCACAATGACCTGGACCCCGCCCCCACTATCTGACCTGCCCGTCTGGCCCGAGCACGGCCGCGTTGCAGTCGACATCGAGACGAAGGACCCGGAGCTGACGGCGCTCGGCTGCGGCGCTCGGCGAGGCGGCAAGATCGTCGGCGTCTCGTTCGCGATCGAGGGCGGGCCCTCGCACTACCTGCCGATCGCTCACGCTGGGGGCGGGAACTACGGCGAGCCGGAGATGGCGCTCCTCTACCTGCGCCACCAAGCCGAGAACTTCAAGGGCGAGATCGTCGGGGCGAACCTCCAGTACGACCTCGACTACTTGGCCGAGGCTGGCATCGTCTTTCGCCGTGCGACGTTCCGCGATGTGCAGATCGCTGGCCCGCTCCTGGCGACCAGCTCCGAGATGTATTCGGACGGGCGCCTCTACGACATGAACCTCAACGCCATCGCTCAGCGCTTGGGCTTCTCGGGCAAGGTGGAGCACAACCTGCTGGCCTTTGCGGAGAAGCACGGACTGCATCCGAAGAAGGACCTGTGGAAGATGCCAGCCAGCGTCGTCGCGGAGTACGCGATCGGCGACGTCACGCTGCCGCTCCAGGTCCTGGCCAAGCAGGAGATCATGCTGCACCGCGCCAAGGATGAGGACCTAGCGTCCGGCGTCCGCGAGGGGCGCACCCTCTGGGACGTCTACGAGCTGGAGTGCCGCCTGCTGCCCGTCCTGGTCAAGATGCGGCGACGCGGAGTCAGGGTCAACACCGACAAGCTCGGGGAGATCGCCGACGAGGCCCTGAAGGTCCAGAAGCGCGCCATGGCCACGTTCTGCACCCTGACCGGGACGGAGCTGGCCTACGACGACGTGATGAAGGCCGCGGCCCTCGCCCCCGCCCTGGAGAAGGCAGGGCTCACGGTCGGCAGGACTGCAACCGGCCAGCCGAGCATCACCGCCCCGTGGCTGAAGGAGCAGAACAACGACGCCGCCAAGGCGCTGATCGAGGCGCGCAAGTACGCCAAGATCCGAACGACGTTCGTCAAGAGCGTCCGGCGGCACGGCATCGTCAAGAACGGGGAGACCCGCATCCACTCGACGTTCAACCAGCTCCGATCGTCGACCGAGAGCGGCGACGAGAAGGGCGCCGCCTTCGGCCGCCTGTCCAGCTCCGACCTCAACATCCAGCAGCAGCCCGCCCGCGACGATGTCCTGGGCCCGCTGTGGCGCTCGCTCTACCTCCCAGACGGCGACGGCATCTGGGCCTGCAATGACTACAGCCAGCAGGAGCCCAGGTGGGTCGCGCACTTCGGCGAGCTGATCCAGGCCCCGGGCGGCCGTGAGGTGGCGACGCGCTACCGCGAGGACCCGAACACCGACAACCACTCGATGATGGCCGAGCTGACCGGACTCAAGCGCAGCGACGCGAAGCAGATCTTCCTGGGCAAGCTCTACGGCATGGGCGGCGCGAAGTACTGCCACTCTGTCGGGCTGCCCACGATCACCGTTGTCCGAGACCCGAGGATGAAGCGGTGGAAGGTCTACGAGGAGGGCACCCCGCAGTTCGACGAGCTTGTCTCGGACGGCGTGCGCTCGTTCGAGATGGCTGGCCCGGAGGGGGCGGCCCAGCTCCGCCAGTTCGACGACTCCGTCCCCTACGTCCGCAAGCTGTCCAAGGCCACTGAGGCGGCTGTGAGTGGCCGTGGCTTCATCCGGACGGTGCTTGGGCGTCGATGCTACTTCCCGCGCGAGAAGAGCGGCAGGGGCTACTACAGGGCCTACAAGGCGCTGAATCGTCTGATTCAAGGTTCGAGCGGCGACCAGATGAAGAAGGCCATGGTAGACTTGGATGACGCTGGATTTTCCATCCAGATCCAAGTCCACGATGAGGTCGACAACACCGTGAGTTCGCCCGCAGAGGCAAAAGAGATCGCCGAGATCATGAAGATCGCAGTGAACGCGAACGTCCCGTTCGCCGTAGACACCGAGATCGGCCCCGACTGGGGGCACCTGGAGAAGGTATGAAAGAGAGCACGGCACGAAAGAGACTCTTGAGGCTCTTCAAGGAAGCTGGGGTTCCAGCGATCCCAGTGGAGAATACCTCCTGGCCCGGGACGCCGGACATCGCCTACCCCGAGGGGTGGATCGAGGTGAAGACGATCGAGAACTGCAACCTCCCGAAGAGGATCACCACGCCGATCCGGATCGACCACTTCACGGCCCAGCAACGGCACTTCGCCTATTGGTGGACCAAGGGGGAGGGGCGTTGCTACATGGTCCTCGTCCTGGGCAAGCTGTGGCTGCTCCTGGACGGCGAATACTACTGGCAGTCCTTCGGGCGACACACCATTGAGGAGATCCGTGAGAACGCTCTGCTGGAGTCGCACCACATCTTCGATCCGCAGGAGTTCCTGGAGGAAATCCGTTGAGACCCAAGACGCAAGACTGCATTGAGTTCCTCGAACGATGGAAGTCGGAAGGCCCATGGGTCCTGACTGCTATCTGCTCGGACGACAAGGACAGCATCGGCGGGAGGCGGATCGAGACTGCGACGTTCGACGAGTCGAACAAGTCTGAGATCCGTGTCTGGATCGAGGAGCATCAGCAGCACGAGCGGAACATCTACTTCACCGTCAACACCCTGACGAGGAAGGTGAACAAGAAGGCCAGTCGAGAGGACGTGGCCCAGGTGGACGTGCTGCATGTCGACATCGACCCGCGGCCCGACAAGCCGATCGACCGAGAGCAGACGCGCATCCTGCGGATCATGAACCGGCCCGAGGGCGTCTCGCCCCCGGACCTTGTCATCTTCTCGGGCGGTGGCTATCAGGGGTTCTGGTTCCTCGAAGAGCCGCTGGACATCAACGGCGACATTCGTCGTGCGGAGCGCGCCAAGCTCTACAACCTCCAGATCGAGAACCTCATGGGCGGCGACTCCTGCCACAACATCGACAGGATCATGCGCCTGCCCGGCAGTGTCAACTGGCCAAATGCCAAGAAGCGCGCCAAGGGGCGCGAGCCTGTGCTGGCAGAGGTCGTCCGCTGGACGGACGATCGCCACTCGATCAAGGACTTCACTCCCGCCCCGAAGGTCCAGGACGGCATGTCGGACCTCGGCGGGGGCGGCGCCAAGGTGGAGATCTCGGGCAACATCCAGCGCCTCGGGTCGATCGACGAGCTTCCGAAGACGGTCAAGCCCCGCGTCAAGGTCGCGATCGTCCAGGGCAAGGACGACGACGAGCCGCTCCAGAAGGACAACTCGCGCAGCGCGTGGGTCTTCTACGTCATCTGCGAGCTGGTCCGGGCCGGTGTGGCCGACGAGACCATCTACTCGATCATCACCGACCCCGACTTCAAGATCAGCGAGAGCGTGCTCGACAAGGGCAGCAGCCACGCGATCGAGCGCTACGCCATCCGCCAGATCGCTCGGGCCAAGGAGTATGCGTTCCAGCCCGAACTCCGCGAGCTGAACGAGAAGTACGCCCTCGTCGAGTCGGTGGGCGGCAAGTGCCGCATCGTCAAGGAGCACATGGAGCCCGAGCCTGAGATCGAGTATCTCACCATCGAGGGCTTCCAGCGCACCTACGGCAACCGCTTCGTCGTTATCGACAAGGAGAAGAACAAGAAGATGGCCCTGGGCCAGTGGTGGATGACCCACCCGATGCGGCGCACCTACTCACGCATCGTCTTCGACCCGAGCGGCGAGTACGTGGACGAGCTGAACCTCTGGCGCGGCTTCACCTGCGAGGCCCTCCCGGGCGACTGTAGTCTGTTCCTGGACCACTGCAAGAAGGTCCTGTGCAAGGGCGTCGACGAGTACTACCAATACCTGCTCGGCTGGATGGCCAACACCGTCCAGAACCCAGGGCGCCCAGGGGAGGTAGCCGTCGTGTTCCGCGGCAAGCAGGGCACGGGCAAGGGCACGTTCTCCAAGATCTTCGGCAGCCTCTTCGGGTGTCACTTCAAGCACCTCGTGAACGCGGAGCACATCCTCGGCAAGTTCAACTCCCAGCTCCGCGACGCCGTTGTCGTGTTTGCTGACGAGGCGTTCTACGCCGGGAACAAGAAGCACGAGAGCGCGCTGAAGGCGCTCATCACCGAAGAGACGATGATGGTCGAGCTGAAGGGCGTCGACGCCGTCGAGGCGAAGAACTACGTCCACCTCATCATCGCGTCGAACGAGGACTGGGTCGTGCCCGCCCGCTGGGACGATCGTCGCTTCTTCATCCTGGAGACCAGCGACTCTCAGCGCATGAACGACAAGTACTTCGAGGCCATGCTCCAGCAGATGGACGACGGAGGCCGAGAGGCGCTCCTGCATCACCTGCTGACCTACGATCTGTCGAAGTTCAACCTCCGCAAGGTCCCCAAGACCGAGGAGCTGAGGGCGCAGCAGATGGCGTCGATCACCCCCGAGCAGTCGTGGTGGCTGCGCAAGCTCCAGGACGGCAAGATCCTGCCGAACTCCGCCCGCTGGGAGGAGTTCGCGATGAAGGACGAGCTGCTCGACGACTATCTCGACCACATGAGAAATACTCGTGACTCGCGCCACGCGAGTCGGATACACTTAGGCAAGTTCCTCCAGAAGGTCTGCCCCGCTGTCGGAAGCAGGCAAGAGCCGAGGACCTTGGTTTACATGGACTCGAAGGGCCGCGAGCATGAACGACGTCGCCCCTGGGTCTTTGTGTTCCCGCCGCTCGAAGACTGCCGAGCAACGTGGGACGAGATGTTCGGAGAGCAGTCGTGGCAGGAGATCCTGGAGGCCGACGAGACGGAACCCCAGGGCACAGAACACTTCTAGGAGACCACATGAAACTGACCGCACTGCTACTCCCGCTGCTCCTCTTGGTGCCAGCATGTTCGTCGCCCGGCGGACGCATGCCGAGCGTCTCTCTGATCGAGACCGCATCGGCGCGAGGTTCCGCCGTCCCGATCCGCATCCAGGACGGCAAGACCTACTTCCTCACCGCGAAGCACGTCATCGCTCACCTGATCGACGGCATCGACGACGAGGCCGAGCTGGAGACGGCGACCGTCCGCGGCGCCCCGATCCTCAAGATCTGGGCCCACGACGACCTCGACATCGCCCTGATCGTCGCTGACGTCCAACTGCTCGGCATCGGCATCTTCGCCGACGAGATGCCCACCTACCCCCAGCCCCTCTACGCAATCGGCTGGCACCTGGGCCGCGACCTCCTCATGACCGAGGGGCGAGCTGGCGGCAAGCTGGGCTCGATGTCCTGCCCAGTGATCTTCGGCGCCTCTGGCGGCGCTGTCCTGAACAAGCACGCGCAGCTCGTCGGCATCATCGTCACGGTGGGCATGGCGCACACTGGCGGCTTCTCGCCGCATCCCATCCCGCACGTCGCAGGCTACGTCCCGGTGGACGAGTTCCGCGACTGGTACAACGAGATCATGGAGGAAGCCCGGTGAAGAACGACGACGTCGAACAGCTCCTCGACGAGGTGCCCGAGGCCCGCACTCGGAACATCGTCGAGGACAACCAGCCGCTGGCCGACGCGATCAGCTACTTCCTCCGCCTCAAGGCGGAGGGGGACAAGCGCGCTCACGTCAGCCTCAAGTGGTTCTACGAGAACAAGCTCCGCCAGAAGTACGGTGGCCCGAAGAGCATCGACACGGTGCGCAAGTACGCCCGCGACGTCCTGGGCCTCGACCCCAAGACCGGAGAGAGCATCCGATGAAGAAGCCAGAAGATCACGTCGATGACCTCCTCGCCGCACCGGACACCGTCCGGAAGAACGAGGGCGAGAAGACCAAGTACATCCAGAGGAAGGAGCAGGAGCTGGCCAAGAAGGAGCGCATTCGCGCGTTCAAGCGCCAGGAGGCCCCGTCGACGGAAGATCTTCTGTCGGACATCATCCGCGTTGCCGAGGACGAGGACACGAATCCCTGGCACGAGTTCCGCTCGATCTCGCGACGTCGCTACGAACTCTACGGCTACTACCCAGTCGAGTTCGTCGACCGCGAGTTCGGTCAGTTCACGCACGCTCTCGAAGTCGCCGGTCTGCGCGACCAGCCCGGCACGCGCCTCTGGCGCCGCACTCGGGCCAAGAGCAGCCGCGAAGAGCACACCAAGCGCTACGTGGAGCGCTACGTCGAGCCGTTCGTCGCTCGGCAATCGGAGTTCCGCGAGCTGCACGACCCCTACCTCATGCTGTCGATCAGCGACACGCACAGCCAGTATCTCGACCCGTTCGTGTGGCTGTCCTTCCTCCAGGCGATCGAGGACCTCAAGCCCGACGCCGTCCTGTTCAACGGGGACATCCTCGACGGAACGGAGATCAGCTCGCACAAGAAGATCCCCGGCTGGACGGTGCCACTCCAGGACGAGCTGGACTTCCAGCGCGAGATGGTCCGGCAGGTTCGCGAGGACGTGGGCTTCACTGGCGACCTGTTCATGACGGGGGGCAACCACGGCGTGGACCGGCTGGCCAGCTACCTGACGCAGGTCGCCCCGGCCCTCGTCAATCTGCGTTCGCTGCGCATCGACCAGCTCTTCGGGCTCGACGAGTTCGATGTGAAGCTGATCCAGGGCGGCACGATCGCCTCGCCGCAGGGCGAGGAAGACATGAAGCCCGGCTTCCTACTCTGGGACTTCTACCGCGTCCACCACGGCACCAAGCTTGGGCAATACCCGGCCGCCGCAGAGCTGAAGGCTC